AGGGCCTGCACGTCGGAGAACTTCTTGAAGTCGAGCTTGCGCTCGCCCTTGGTGTCGTCCTCGGGATCGACCGGCGCGGTCAGGTTGTGGTCGACGATGCACCGCTGGAACTCGAGCAGCGTGACGCGTTCGTTGATCATCGCGACCTCGGCGTTCATGTTGCCCGCGGCTGCGTCGTCCATACCGAACTTCATCTTCATCGCTTCGGCGTCCTTGGCGATCTTCTCGCCGTAGGACATGCGACGAAGTTCCACCCAGCCACCCTCATCCCCGTCGACCGGGGGAAGCGTCGTCAGCTGCTTGGTCTCCGTCGCCTTCGAAACTGTGGCTCTAGGCATTCTGGTCACCCTCCAGTATATCCATGTAACAAGGATTAGTGCTTTCACCAATCCCCCACAGGGCCGAGCGAATCCCTTTCCGCATCATAGCCCTAGACTCTCGTTAGACATTTCAGGACGTCTTTGAGCTCAGGTAGTGGATTCCTCTTGTCTAGTTTAGTCTAACTCGATTAGACTTGTGTTTAGAGGTTTGTGCTAGCTTACGTTTTCCTGGGTCTTGAGTGTGATCTGGTAGCTGTTGCCGCTGCCGTCGATCGGGAACTGGTAGGCGATGTTCGCCCGGACGAGATCGCCCTCACCAGACAAGCCGACCTCGTAGGTGTCCTTGATGCCGACGGCGTTGAGCAAGCTAATGGAGTTGTTCGCTCCCTTGCTCGCGGTGATCGTGATCGACTGCGACGTCAGCGCCTTGAAGCCGTCGTAGTCGGCTCGAGTGTCAAAGTCACGCTCGCACGTCAGACCCATCTGACGCTCACCGTACTTGATGAACTGAGCGCCACGGCCCGTGTTCTTCAGACGGTACTGCGGCTCGGCGTTGTCGTTGCACGTCCACTCGAACGTGTCGGCGTCGAACACCTGCGTGGCGGTCGGGATCTCGACGCTGTACTGGCCCGCACCGAACGGTACCGTCGTCGTGAACGACGGAACTGGTGTCGACTGGCTAGCCTCATCGCGGCCGATGATGCTGCAGGAGAACATCAGCAGGCCGTCCGAGATGGTGAACTTGTACTGACCAACAACGCAGCCGACGTAGCCGAACACGACGCCGGTGTTGCGTTCGACGGTGATGCTCAGTGTGCGCTGTGGGATCGCTGCAGGCGTTGGCGTAACGATGTACTGGAAGTTAGAGGAGCCCGACTTGGCGATCGACGTGCGCGAGGCGTAGAGGAAGTAGATCACCACGTCCTCGAGAGCTTCCATCTCGATGTCGCCCTCGACGTGAGCGTCACCAGCGACTGCTCCGATGATGTCCGCCGACTTGCGAATCGGTCGACGCCACACGGTCGCCTGCTGGTACTGAATCGTCTCGGAGTTGAACGGGAAGAACTTCGTCGGCGCTACGTACGTACCGCCGATCGAAGCCGAGTTGAACGTCGGGAAGGCTCCGGACGGCGCTCCGACGGCGGCGTCGTTGTACGTGGTAACCAGACCGAGCGTCGTGAGCAGAAGCTCCGTGCCCGTCGCACCACCGGCAGCTGTCCGATAAACCTTGTAGCCGGTAGCACCTGCGACTGCGTTCCAGGACAGAGCGTTCGTCAGGTTGCCGGCAGCGGTCGTACCGGTGAGCTCGTTGCTCACGGTCGTCTCACCAGCAGCGTTGAGCGCCGTGATGTAGTACTTGTACGTGCCAGCGGTCAATGCACCACCCGCTGTGGGCGTCGCCGAGATGGCTACGGGGGGCGACAGCACCTCGAAGGCGATACCCATCTGCCCGGCGGCACCAATCGTCTGGGCCATTAGTTCTCCTCCTCAGTCAACACCGTCGTCAGGTGTACCCAGGTCGGCCAGACGCCCTTTTGCAACTTGTACCCGAGGATTCGCTCGAAGTGCAACTGACGGTCAGCATCGACCACTTTGGTCTCGCCTGCCTCGAACTCTCCGATCACCGGTATCTGACAAGGTTGGTCAGCGGTGACCTCGAACCCCACTCTCAACATGACTCTCCTCGCCCTACGCCAGTGGTAGAGATGTCTTGTTCAGCCCAACGTAAGTCAGTCGAGCTGTGCGGTACAACGTTCCCTGCTTGAACGTGTATCCTGATTCGTTGGACTTGACATAGCCGTGAATTACGTTCGGAGTTGTTCCACCGTTCTTGAGCTGCAGGTCTTGGTGGATGTACTGCTCGATGTCGTACGCCAGCTGGTCGCACTCCTTACGAGTCAGCTGGATGTCCTGCGCCTTGTTGTGGTAGATGAGGATGTAGATCGTGAACGTATTCTTCGTCATGTTGGGTGAGCCTTCGAGCTCTCGGGTCTTCTCACCCGGCTCGATGCATACACTCGGTGTACGAGGAATACGATCCTGGTCTCCATAGTACACGTCATCCTCGGTGAAGGGGATGATGAAGTTTGCTGCGTTGCCGATGATCTTGTCCTGGAGCAGCTCGGTGATGACGACCATGCTGCCGGGGTAGGGGTACGGTCCGGTCATAGTCGGTTCCAACTCCGTCCGACTTCGTCAGCCAAGCCTTCCATCCAGTCGATGAATATCTCCTGGATCGCTTCGATGTCCTCCGTCTGGAAGAGAACGAACTCCCGCTGTGGGATTGCGATCTTCGTGTGGCGTGAAGCAGGCCTTTGCCCCATCAGCAGCTGCAGAGCACGTACCTTCAGATCGCGCTCGCCTGCGAGGGGCCCAAGTTCCTTGCGTGCGATGTCCATCAGTGAGCCATACCCCTGCTGGTGGATCACGCCATACCAGACAAAGGACGGCAACTGCTGAATAGACATCGAAGTCTCATTGAAGTGCCAAATGGAGAAGCTCGTTATCGTTCGGAGTAGGTTACCTGACCGAATGAGGATAGGACCGGAGTTGCCACGGACCTGCTCGGTGTACTGAGCAAGAGGCTCCCAGCGCTCGGGACGACCGCCTTCTTCGAAGTTCTTCTTGAACGACTCACCCATATAAGCCGCAGCCATGTGGAGAGGCTCTTCGAAGTTTTCGATCTCCAAACCTAGACGTTGGATGTCTCTTGCAATGACGCCGAGGGATGGCTGGAAGGACCACCCCGCACTGAGAACGCGACTGAACTTCAAACCCCCGTAGATCGAGTACTTAATCTCGGACAAACGAAGAGGTCTGTTGCTGAGTGGCTCTGGGGGTAGACCGACCATATCAACCTCCCTGCTAGAAGCGCATTCCCATCGAGAATGCCGCAGGGCCAAGGGACGGGTCGTCGAACGTAGGCACCATTGAAGACGATGCGTCCGTCGGGTAGAAGGTTGGCGAGCCTGAGACATCAGGAAGTCCAGGTAGCTCGATGGTACCGGCGATCAAACCAGTCATGAGCATCTCAGCGTTATCTTTCAAACGCGAGGCGTAGTTGCTTCCTGCCTCGATGTCCTCGGAGTACTGGCGGTCGTATTCCCACGCCACGTACAGCTTCGAGATGATCACTCGCACGAGCTTGGGTGTGGTCGTCTCGCTCACCCAAGTCGAAGTATCGAAAGCGGATCCTAGACGAACGACGACCTCTTCGGCCAAGTTCGCCTCAAGGTCCAAGTCGAGGGCGGCGATAGTCAGCTTCGTGCGCTCAGCCCAGGCTTGCGCTTCGGCCACCGAGATTCTAGGCATGACTATCACCACCCTCACTAGGAACTACTCGGCCGGCGGGTTCTCCGGAGCCGGTGACTCATCACTGCCGACGTCAGTGGGCAGGTCCGACGAACCCTCGGTCTCGTCGGGCGCGTCGCCCTGCGGAACGCTCTCCGCGACCTTGGCTGCTCGCATTTCGGCCAGCTGCTGCTCGAGGTCGGCGATCTTCTGGTCGCGCTCGTCGGCGGCCTGCTCCTTCTCCTCGTCGACCTCGGTGAGGACGCCGGCGTTCCAGAGCTCGACCATCTGGTCCTTGCTCAGGCCCGTAACCACGTCGCCGGGCTCGATCTCCCGACGATCGCCATTGGATCCTCCGACGACGATCCGCGTGATCGCCTTGTACTTCTTCGCCATGATGACACCTCCTGGTTAGGCGATCGCGTTCTTGATCAGGTAGCCGGCGATGGCCTTGCCGGCGTCGG